TACACACTGGGACGAAAACAATAGAGAATTAAAGTATAGACCTATTCACTTTTTTGTCCCCTTCTTCAAGCCAAATGAGGACGATCCATTTGCAATTATGTATCAAGCCGAAAGTCAATTAATGGCTAGAACGGAAGATGCACAGTATATGTTTTGGTCCAAAGACACTGATGATATGGAAGGGAAACACTTTATGATCAGTTCACGTGGAAAGATCACTTCTGTTGTCCCTGATGACAGAAATCCTTATGGCGACGTGCTTCCATTTAACATAGCACACAGGCATCCTTACACTAGGGACTTTTTTAGAGAAGGGGCAAGCGATCTTGTAGACGGAATGAGATCTATCAACATTATGTTAACTGAATTGGCTTTACACGGCAGATTTCAATTAGGACAGCCTTTATTTACAGGATTAGATACAGAACAACGTATCACAATGGGGCAAGATAAAGCCCTAGTGCTTCCTGAAGGGGCTAACTTTTCTTATGCAAGCCCAAGTGCCGATATTAATGGTATGATTGAATCTACGAAGTATATGGTAGACTCAATTGCACAAGCTAATAACGTTAGAATTAATTGGACTGATAAGAGTGCTGAATCAGGATTAAGCAAAAAGATGAGTGAATTGGATCTTATGGACGCTTTAAGATCTGATACAGAACAGATTTATAGGCCATTTGAAAAACAACAATTTGAAATAGCTAAACGTATTTGTGAAGTATCAGGCGGTATTAATCTTGGCGACCAATTTAGTGTAGACTTTTCTGAGAGAGAGATCCCAATGAGTCAGCAGGAAGAAGTGCAATATTATACGTGGGCTTTTGCTAATGATTTAGAAACAAGACAGTCTTATTTAAGAAAGAAAAATCCTGACTTACAGGAAGATGAAATACAGGATATGGTAGAACAATTAGATAGGGAAGCCCCTAGTGAAGCTAATGAAACTCAATCTATCATTGACAAAATAGGCGAACGAGTTGGCTAAATTAGACTTTTATAATAAAGAGTTAGCAAACATACAGGCCCAATTAATTGATAAGTTGGATAGTGTTGTTGTCGGATTATCAAGACTTAATGATGCTGAATTAATACAGATAGCTAAACAGATAAACTTTTTTAATGAATTAGAACGGCTGGGCTACGCTTCTTTATTAGATAAAGTAAGATCCACATACCAAGATGAAATAGCTTTTATCTTTGGGGAATTGAGTAAAAATCAATTAGCTGGTTTGACAGTATCAAGCGTAGACATTATAAAAGATCTAGCAGACTTTGAATTAACTTATTTAACAAATGGTGTGAGATCTTATTCTGATCAGCTTAAAAATGCTATGTTCAGATCGGTAATAACAGGCGAAACAAATACACAAGTTATACAGAATTTGAGAAATGGATTTGGTGTAGGGAAATTTATAAGCAGTAGTGAAGCTTCTTTTTTAATTAATGACGCTTTTGCAACATTTTCTAATGCAACAAGAGCAAAAGTATTTCAGGATTTTCCTGACGTTAGATTTAAGTATGTAGGCCCTAAACCTGAAACAGATGATAAAGTTAGACCTGCTTGTAGGAAAGTTTTTAAAGAAGTAGCAAAACGTGGGCCTTTAACAATTAAAGAGATAAACGCCTTACAGATTGTTGGCTTTGAAGGATTTAGTAGACGTGGTGGTTATAATTGTAGACACGATTGGATCTCAGTATGAAGATATTTGATATACCAAAGACTTCAAACAGATTTATGAAAGCTGTTGCACAGTCAGGCATAGATCTTATTATTAAAGACGCAGACAAAGGGATCTTTCAGGATACTGCAACACAATATAAAAAGCATAAGTATAGTTCAGGATATGCTAAATATAAAAAGAATAGTATGAAAAGATTTACTGACGGCAAGAAGCTTAAAGGATTTGAAGGACAGTCTACTAATACAGAATCAAAATTTGTTAATATGAGATTAACGGGCCGTACTCTACGTGGTATGCGTGCTGGATCCAAAAAGAATACAGCAATTATCACATACGATAGGGGCGAAATAGTTTTAGGGAACAAAAGATCTGACATTTATGATTTACGTCAAGTAAACAGAAATAAATTATTCAGAAAAGTCGAAAAGCTTTATGATAGCAATATCAAAAGGTATACGGCGAAGACTATAACAATAAAATAAGGGGGCAGAATGTCCGAAGAAACAAAAGTAGTAGAAGAAACACAAGCAGTAGCGGAAACACCTACACAGGAAGAAAATAACGAAGTAGGATCACTAATTGCAGAAAGCAAAAAGTATCGTACGAGAGCACAGTCAGCAGAAGCTGAGTTGAAAGAACTCAAAGAAGCTCAAAAACTTCAAGAAACTAAACAGCTTGAAGAAAAAGAGGAATTCAAATCTTTGTATGAAAATGTAAAAGCTGAGAACGAACAATTAAAACCTGTTGTTGAGCAGTTTAAAATGCAAGAAAAACAAAGACGAGAACATCTGCTGTCCCAACTTTCAGATGATGATCAAGAAATATACCAAGACCTGCCAACAATTAAGTTGGAAAAGCACATTGAAAGAATGGGGAATAAAAAAGTGCAAGTATCTGATGCCAAAGAAGTAGTTAGTTCAGGAAAATTCGCAAAGAATGCAAAATGGGCCGACTTATCACAGGAAGATCGTGAAAAAGCGAGGAAAAATCCTGATCTTTGGAAGCAGATCGTAGAGGGGTATAAAAACTAAACTATTTTCTAGGGGGAAATAACAAATGGCAAATATCACTACAACAACCGCTGCAAGTTTCATTCCTGAAATGTGGAGAGATGCAATTTTAGATTATGCAGAAAGAAAATTCGTTCTACGTAATCAAGTTCTCGACTTTTCAAGTATGTTATCTGGTGGCGGGGACATACTGAATATCCCAAAAGTGTCGGAAGAAGCAGCAGCTAGTAAATCAGCTGGCAGTGCAGTATCTTATTCTGCTCAAACTGACGGGGTTATTCAATTAAACTGCAACGAGCATCACTACGAAGCTAAAAGAATAGAAGACATTGTAAGAGTACAAGAGTCTGCTGATCTTTTCAATGCATATGCTAAATCTATGGGCTACGCTTTGGCGAAAAAAGTTGAAAACTTTATCGCAGCGTTAATGCAAACTGCTTCAGGAAATGACGTTCAATTAGCAGCTGATGACACAATGACAACTACATTAGTAAGAAGTGGATTAGAGAAACTTCTTGATGCTGGATACGACTATGGGGACGGCAATACATTTATGTATGCTTCACCAAAAGCGTATATGTCTTTACTAGGACTAGGGGATTTCACACAAGCTGACGTTCGTGGCGACGCTGAAAATCCAAACGTGACAGGAAGATTAATTTCTGCTTATGGTATGGAATTATATCCAAGCACAGACTGGTCTGAAGGTGGAACTTCATCAACAGAAACTGCTTCTATTTTTAGAAGAGAGTCTATTTATTTTGCACAACAGGTTGCACCAAGAGTGCAGTCAGCTTATGACATTGATCATTTAGCTACTTCTGTTGTTGCTGATGTATTATTTGGAGCAGCTTTATCACACGCTGCTAATAGCACATCATTAGGTATTGTTAACTTTAATAACGTTGACTAATAACTAAATCAATCGAATATGGGGCTAATTTCGGTTAGCCCTATATTTACATTAAAAAAGAATTTGAAGGGGATATAGATGCCAATATACGAATATAAATGCACTTGTGGTGCAAGATTTGAGACAGTTCAATCAATGAATGATGAAAAACTTGTAAAATGTAATCCAAAAGTACACGATTGCGATGAAAACGGATCTTTGACTAGATTAATCAGTAGCCCAACAATTATTTCAGATGATATTGGCAGGGGTATGAAAAGAATGACAGATAAAAAGCTTTATAAAGAATTAGATATTGATTAATGAGTGCTAATACAAATTTAGGAAATACACCTGTAAATCAGGGCTATGTTCAATTAATTCACACTGGGGAAACAGGTGGAATTGACGGAACATTAAGGGCTTTGTATGACGGGGACGGCACAGCTTCTGATTTGCTTATTGCAAGTAATGCTGTAAAAGTTTCCACGCAATTATATATTGGATCCAAAACAATAACAGAATATATACAAGATACTGTTGGGGATATGTTTGATACTAATGGATCTCATACAAACTTAACAGCTTCTTATGATGACGAAGGGGACGGGGCAATAGATCTTAATGCAAGTGGGGCCGTATCAGGAATAACTGCTGGTACAGGCATAACCACGTCAGGATCAGGGAATATCACAATAAATGTAGATACTTCTTCTATTGCTACAAGATCTTATGTAGATACCGAAGTGTCAGGATTAGTAGATTCGGCCCCAAGTACGCTTGATACTTTAAATGAATTAGCTGCTGCGTTAGGCGATGACGCAAATTTTTCTACAACTACTGCTACTAATATTGGCACAAAGTTAGCCAAAGCTAGTAATTTATCTGATTTAACAAATGCAGGAACAGCAAGAACAAATTTAGGCGTGGATCCAGCAGGAACAGATAATTCAACAAATGTTAGTCTTTCAGGAAGTTTAGATTATATAACAATAAGCGGACAGACAATAACTAGAAATGCAGTAAACCTTACAACAGATATTACAGGTACTTTGCCCGTAGCAAATGGTGGAACAGGATTAACTTCTATTTCTACTTTATTAAATTCAAACATTACACCTAGTTCGCTTGGATTAGTAATTGGTACCAATGTTCAAGCACAAGATACTTTATTACAAGATATAGCAGATTTTTCTACAAGTAGCCCAAGCAATGACGGAAAAGTAGTCGCATATCAAGATTCAGACGGCACATTAGTATTGTCTAATAAGCTTTCGCCTAATGGATCCACAGCAAACGGATTATTGACTTATAATACTGCTACATTAGCAGATGTAGAATCAGAATTAACTTATAGTGCAGGAACTTTACAAATACATAGAACAAGTGGAAATTCAATACTTAAAATAAGAAGCGACGACTCAAATCCAAGAATATATTTTGCTGAAGGAAGTACAGTAAAAGCAAATCTTGGTTATAGTATTTCTAATAATAGATTTGAACTATATAATGGTAATACACCATTCAGTATTGAAGACGGAGCAGGTAGCAACACATTAGTAGTAGATAGTAATTCACGAGTTGGAATTGGTACTGCTAGTCCAACATACGAGCTTGATGTTGTTGGTAATGCTGGTATTAATGGAAATTTATATCATAATGGAGATACTGATACTTATTTACAATTTGACACAGATAGAATTAGACTTATTGCAGGAAGTAGTACGAAATTTGATAGTAATAATACTTATGTTGAAACTTCAAGAAGTATAACACCAGTATCTAATAGAGGTATTTCAGGTGGTGGAGATCTTAGTGCAGATAGAACAATAGAATTAAGTGCATCTCAATTAGGCTCTGTTGCACTTACTACAAGCGACCAATTAATATTGTTTGACCAAAGTGATAGTGATATTCCTAAAAGATTTAATGCACAAGATATATTTGATACTATATCAGGGGCCGTGACATCATATACTAATACTGGGAATGATAGAGTATTAACTTCAAGCGGTGGCACTACTATTAACGGAGAAGCTAATCTTACTTTTAATGGAAGCACTTTATCATTAACAGGTGCATTGACTGCAAGTTCAACAATCACTACTAATTATGGTGTATCATTTACAAATGGTAATACTAATTTTCTTCAATACAATAATAGTGGCGAAGATGTATTATATCTAAGAGATATTACTAATAGTGCTATGTTATTGACTTATGGAACTACAAGAACTACTATACATAAAAATACAAGACACATGGACCAGGTAGAATTTGAAGACACAAATGCAGTAATTAATAGGGTAAGTAATGATTTAGAAATTAGAACTTATGGTGGTTATTCTATTAATTTAATGGCAGCTGGCAATGTCGGGATAGGCGATGACAATCCACCAAATAAGCTAAGCGTTAAAGGATCGTCAACTGATTTGTTATATCTTGAAGGGGACGGAATAACAAGCAATAGTATTATACAATCAGCAACTGGTGGATCTACAAGAATAAGAAGTGCAGGTGGTAAAATAGAATTTTATACTGACGGCAGTGCTAATAGCTCAAGTGCAAGTGGTGCTGATTTTGCTATGGTAATAAATGCAAGCAAAAATGTTGGCATAGGAAGTACAAGTGTTAATGGTAAGCTAACTGTAAGAGATGATACTGCTGGAAGCCCTTGTAGATTAACTATCAGCAATGGTGGAACTGCACAATCAGGAACTTCATCAAGATTGTCTTTCTACGAAGGACAGACTGAAAAAAGTTATATTGAAAGAAGACGAGACGGCACAGGACAAACCGCTTTTATAACACCAGCAGATGATAATCCATTTGTTTGGGAAAATGCAAGTGGCGAGTTTATGAGATTTAATAATTCTGTTGTTTGTATTGGCC